TGTTTTCTTTGTTTTACCTGTAGTAGTTTTAGATTCATCATCTTTTTCTTCTACTATATCTTCTAAATTATCAACATTTTCCTCTTCTGGAATTACTGCCAATTCAATGTTTTCTGTTCTATCAACTTCTAATTCTGATTTTCTTATCCCTTGTTCTATTTCTTCTTTTCTTGCTCTAATATATAATTCTATTTTTTCTCCAATCATATATTTATTTGTATTTTTTAAATAAACTAATAATGATAAAAATGAATCAATTGTTGTTAATTTATCTATTGCTAATATTTTTTCTAACACTAAGTCAGTTGGATGGATTATCATTCTTTCTATTTCATCTCTTGAATAAGAGTTTTTGTCTCTATTAATGTCAATTCTTAATTGCTTTAATGCTTGTTCCTCAACATCAGGAGCAAATCTAATTGATTGATTTTTGAAATTATCTGATTTCATATTGGCTTTCATTATATCTTTCCATAATACAGAAACGTAATATGGTTCATTATCAATTTTAGGTGGTAATTCATACCCTGGGTCATTTGGATTTTCACTTGGTATATATGTCTTAAAATCATAATCATGGTATACATCTACATAATCATTTTCTTTTATCATATTCATATTTTATCTCTCCTTGAATTTTAATTATATTTATTATAATTTGTTTAAAAGGGCATATATTATAAAAATACATGCCCTTAAATATAATAACTAAGAAATAGTTATTTTTGAAATATATTGTGTATCAGTTATACAAATACCGAATTCAACACCAGTAAATTTGAAATTAATCTTTTCTCCATTCATTTCTTCCGATGTTCTAGTAATCATTTGTCCCTTTGTATACATTTCTCCTATTGTTCCAGAGAAACCAAATACTCTATTTTCTGGAAGTAAAGTATTACCTTCACCATCTTTCTTACCTTTTAATATTGGAACTAATTTACAACCATTTAATACTTGAAGTAATGACAAGTTATTTAATGCATCTTTCATAGTATTTGAATAGAAGTCTGCACCAACGGCTCTACACATTTCTCTTAGCCTATTAGATAAACCAACAACTAATGGTTCTTTTCCTGTTACAGCATTATCATATGTATAATCAGTTAAACTTTGAGCCGCTCCAGCAGTCCAAGAACCTGTTACTCCAAATACTTGACTTCCACCAGTTACTAACTTGTCAACATAAGCTAATATAGCTTTGAATTTTTCTTTATCAAATGCTTCAATAGCATACATAGCTAATGTAGCAACACCTGTAGCACCATCTCTTCTTAAATTAGACATTGGAATTTCAGTTTCAATTTGTAAAACTGTTTCCATTGTATTACCTTCAGTAATATCTAAATAAGATTTATCTACATTACCTGTTCTATTTGCAACTTGTCTAGCGACCAATGTGTTTTTTGGTGATTTTCTAATTCTAACCATATCAAATTCACCATATGAACCTTTATCTGTTAAGAATTGTGATAATACTTCATTTGGTACATCAAATACAACTGGTTCAATTATATCTACAACTATTTGTGCAATGCTTTCTCTAGCTTCTGTTTTACCATATTTCCAAGCATCATTAACCATTCCATTAACAACTTGAGAAAATGCTTCTTCTTCTTCTGATAATTCAATATCTTTATCTCTTAAAACATTTTTTGCATATACATTTTTTGCCCATTGATAGGCTTCTCCACTTTTGAATGTTCTTTCTATTTCTTGTGCGCTTAATTCTATATTTACGTTTGCCATAATTTATATTCCTTCTTTCTTTTATTATTTTAATTTATTAAACTAATCTAAATCCTAGTAATTTATGTCCATTGTCAAGTTTCCAACCAAGACTATAAAAATCAGAACCTGTAGTTCCTTTTGCTAATTTACCATTTACAATAGTCAATGGAGAACCCTCAACTACATCTGCATCAAGTAAAGCTGAATCAAAAGCTTCTGTAGCATATCTTTCTCCTCTTTGAATTGTTTCAACACCAGCATATTCACCAGCTTTAATTAAGTCTTGAGTAACCGAATAATCTGATACTGGCATTCCCATAGCAACATCAATATCAACAACGACATCTCTTGTTACAAGTCCTAAATAATCATTATCTGATGTAGCAAATACTAATTGAGTTATTTTATTGACTGCATCATAAGACTCCTTAACGAAATATCCTCTATTCATATCTACCTTAACTGTGTTTTGTGCATTAAATACTTTACCTGAATTTGTTTGTAATCTTCTATACATAATTTATATTCCTTCTTTCTTTTATTATTTTTAATTTATTTTTTAATATTTCTTCTAGCATAATTTAATAAAGCATTACTAGAAGTTTCATATTCATAATTTGTTGTCAAATCTGTAGATACTTCAACTTCTTTTTCTTTAGCTTCACTAACTACAGTTTCTTTTGGTTCATCTTTAATTTTTTGAGCCTCGGCTATAACTCTTTCAGCTAAAATGGTCTTAACCTTGCTTTCATCTAAACTAGAAATAGCTTCTTTAATTTCTTCAGATTTTTCAACTTCTTCTTCTGAAAAATACTTACTTGAAATCAACATTTCAGATAAGCATTTCTTCTTTTCAGCTTGTTCTTCCTCAGCTTTCTTCTTTTCAGCTTCAGCTTTTTCAATTCTAAGTGGTTCTAATTCAGCAATTAAAGCTTCTTTTTCAGCAAGTTGGTCTTTTAATGAAGTTATTGATTCACCTAGTGTAACTATTTCATCTAGCTTTGTAGATAATTCAGTTTTTTTAGTTGATAACTCATCATTAACTCCGTCTAATTGAACTTGGATAGTTTGAATTTGTTCATCAATTTGTGCTGATGGAACAAATGTCATTTTAACTGGAGTTTGACTTGTTATAGATATACTTTCATCTGAATTAACAACATATTTAAATTCAATATAATCATCCTCACATTCTGCACTCCAATCATACCCTATTACCCTAAATTCATATGGATATACTCTTGATATACAAATCCAACTATCAGGATTTATAGCATTTATAGCAACATTTAATTTACTATATAAATCATTTGTTGTTACAGATGACACTTCTGTTTTATTTTTATTTTCTGCCATATCGACAATTCCTCCTTTTTCATCTATGATTTCATTTAATTTATTATCAACTGAATTTTCATCAGATTGAATACTTGTTTCTAATTCTAAGTTTTCTGGTTGTAATTCTATTTCAGAATTATTAATATTTATTTGTTCTTCTGTAGACGAGATATTAATTTCATTTAAGTCATTAACAAAAGCATCTATAAATTCATTTTCTTGTTCTTCTTCTAACACTTCTTCTGCACATTCTAATAACCCTGCAATTTTGTATGCTGGATTTATATTTGATCCAAGAACACAATTAGCAAGGAATAATATACCTTTTAACCATTCTACACCATCTTCTTTATATGAATCAGCATAAGATAATTCCCAACTTGTATGCAAGTTAGTTCCTAAACGTTCTATTACTTCCATTGCTCTATAATACCTTGTCCAAAGTACAACTTCTGCAACTAAACATCTTTTTGTTATATTATTAACTTCAATATCTTCTATAGAAACAGATATATGGTATCCAATTGGGTTTGTAGATGTAAAATCACTAAACTTAACTAGATTGCCATCCTTGTCATACTTCCATACTTTTTTCATTAAATGTCCTGAAAAATCATATTCATTAGTTTTTTCATTAAAGATTACTTTAGTAACTAATGGTTGTCCAATTAATGTATTTATTTCATCTTCACTAATATCGGACTCTCTTATTCCTTTACCATTAGCATTTCCTTCATCTAAAGGACATAACAAAAATTTTGCCACTTTTCTTGATGGGTCTGATTCCTGTTCAGAAATAGAAATCAAACTACCATTTATCTGAATAGATTTGTTTTCATCCAAATTTTATCACCACCTTTCAAATATCTATATATTGAGACTTTCTTGTCTTTGTTTATCTGATTCTTGTTTATCTACATCCTGACTCTTTTTACTTCCATTAGAATTTGTTTCATTATCTGATTTATCATTATTTGTTGTATCTGAATTAGCAACATACGAAGTCAAATAAGGTTTAAATATCTCACTTGCTCCTTCATCATTTTCTTTAACTCTCTTAGCTTTTTCTGTTTCATAATCTAGTCCCAATGTATTAAATACAGTATTCATAGATAATCCTATTTTTGAATACATAATGTCAACTAATTTAAGTTTTAATTCTAAATCAAGCAATTTAGTAGATTCTATTGTTATAGTAGGTGCATATTCAATGGGAAAACCATTTTCTTCACATATAAGTTGATAATATTTATTTATAATTGGTTCAAGACTTTTAGTTATTCTGTTTATTACTTTCAACAGTTCATCATAATTTATTTTTGTTGTTGTTATTGATTTTGAACCTTCTGAACTAATAAACGATATTCCTAATGCTTCAAGTATTCTTAACTTATAGCCTGATTTAACTTTTTCATCTGTTAAATCTGTTTTTGGTTCTATCAATTTTAAATCCCCTACTTGTGGATCAGCAGTATATATAATAGTATCTTTAGACATAGCCTCTAATAAACTAACATGTGCATGTCCTATCATGTTTATTGCATCTGGTTTTTCCATTAATTCTTTTTCAGTAGACTGAAAATATATCTTTTTAGTTTTTTGGATTAAAACCTTTTGGTCACTTTTGTCAACAGTTTCCAACATTAATTGTGGAGCTAATGCTTTAAATATTGGGGTTAGTCCATATTGACCTTTTAAATTATTTATCCTATTTAACCCTACTTTTTGAGGGTCTAATAATGCAAATTGATCTTTCCCAATATAAGCATCATATATTTCAGTAGGATAACATTTTTTAATTTCATCATTAATTGTATTTTCAATATTAATTAGTTTATTTGTTTTCAACTTTCCATATTTAGTTCTAGTGTCTTGAAGTCTTGACGACAACTCAGTAACATTGAATGCAACAACATTATCGTCATCTATTTTCATTTTTGTTACTTCAATAATATCTAATGGATAATTTACTATTGAATAGCCATTTTTACTATTTCCCATTAAATAAAAAACAAAATTACCTTCTGTATAAGTAGAAACAGCATTATCTGCAATTAATTTAGGAATATTAATTTGTTTATTAAAACTTTCAATAAGTGATTTTAGTTCTTCCTCCATCTTTAACTCTTTTTTTAGCTTATTACCTTTTTTACCATTAGGAGATGATGGATAATCTACTTTATAATTTGTATTAATATCATTTTCTATGGTTTCTACTACTCTACCAATTAAATCTTCTTTATTTATGTAATATTTTACTATTCCATTTATCTTTTTTATTTTATCAATACTTGATTGGGTGTTTTGTGCTAATGAAGCTAATTCATCCATATTTGTAATATAAGATGAAGTTTGTTTATCCAATACTTGACTATATATATGTTCTAATCTTCGCATATCATAGGAAGCACGTTCTATATATTCCGAATTAAAGTAATCTTTCTTATCAGATGTTTCAATATCAGATAATATATAATTCCCACCTATATTAGTTACCTGTTTGGCTTCTCCTTCTGATAAAACAGGAATAGTCAAGTCTATTTTTTGTGAAGTAGCAATTTGAGGTGTTTCTTTCTCTATATTTTTTGACAAGCAAATACCTCCTTTCTTTATTTATATTCTATTAAATTCTATCAAAGTTTATTGATGAAACGAAGGTTGGTGCTTTTGACCAATCTGTTTTATTGGGTTCGACATATCTCTCCATAAATAAAGATATATAATATAATGCATATGCTAATGCAGAATATCTATCTTTGTCTACTTTTTTTACTGTTTGCTCAACAGTAATTGAAGTTTTTGTTTTTACTAGTTTTAAATTTGCAACTTCGTCTATTAAAAATTTCGTGTTAAGACAAGCAAATTCAGATTCCATTCTTTCTTCTTCGTTAGAAAAAGAATTTTTAATTTCATCAAAGTTTTTTATCAATTTTAATTTTTCAGTTTCTATATAATCAGTAAATTTAGTTATTATGTCTCCATTAATGCCTTGTGCTGTTAAGTCATATATGATTTCAGGTGCCCTAGGATTATCACAATGTATATCAGAATTTATACTAGCAAAACATCCTAATTCTTCATTAGTATCTGGGTCTGTAACTTCCTCACATAATCTATCAATTAATCCTTTTCCAATTACATTTCCATCGATTACGATAGCTTTTACTCTAGATTTGTGTAAATCCAAATTTCCACCATACTTATAAAATAATCTTTTAACAACTACACTTTGTTCTTTAAATGTATATCCATTTGGAGGTTCAACCATATTTACTAATTGTATTTGTCTAATTTCTTCTTTAGTATTCCTAATTATTTTTAATACAACTATACATGATTTATTATTTGACTGTGCATTACTTCTAGCAACATCGACACCAAAAACATATTCACATAATTCATAATTACCTTTCTTATCTTTAGGACAAGATAATTCTGGCTTAGATAGTGTTTGAAGTTTTAACATTTTACTAATATTTATTAAAGCACCGTCTGCACTTCCTACCCATTTTGATTCATAGTTTTGCGAGAATCTAACAGCAGATTGTGTAGGGTCATTCTTTTTAGCCATAATTTGTGCTTCTGTTTCTCCTCTGCCATAATAACAAGGCAATTTCCAACTAGCACCCAATACAAATTTACCTTTTAAATCTGCCATTGAATCTAACATACCTAGGACTCTTATATATTCATCACTACCTCTATACCCAGATGTAGTAACAAAGTTTATCATACCGTTTAATTCCCATGGATTAACTTCACTTCTTCTTCCAACTGTACGCCTAGGCACATTTACGACAGGCTCAAGACAATCTTTAAAAAGGTCATTATTCAATAATGCACTTTCTTCAATTATCATTCTTCTACGTCTTTGTCCTTTGCTTGATTGTGCATTCGCAAGAACGTTATATATAGAACCATTTGCAAATTCTACTTCAGCTCCATTTTTAGTAAAACTAGAATTGACTATTTCATTTTGTAACAGTGGATAAAATTTCATCAATTCTCTGTGCTTGTCTTCAGAGATAGAACTCGCATTTTCTTTGGTTTGTGCTGACATACTTATAGTAATGTCTGGATAAAATATACAAGTATGATAAATAGACATTAACTCAATCAATGTTTTACCATATCCTCTAGGCATAACTCCGTATGTACTCATAAATCTGCACATTGCTCTCAAAAATACTCTTTGATCTAAATCTAATCTCATTCCACCTTTTTCTGGTGATATTAAATCATAAAATAAATCTGGATACCACTTACTCCATTGGCAGAAATATATCCATTTATCAAGATTTTTTTCAAATGTGGTCATTTTTAATTCATTTGTCTTTACATTAGATGTAAAACTAGGATTATATATATCTGTATTATTATCTGTGTATAAATCATTATTTCTAAAGTTTTCATGACTAGCCATTTATATCACCTTCAGTATCATTCTTTGGTGCATTAGGGTCAGTCATTTTCTTTTCATATTCTGCAACTCTTTGATTATAGAATTCCCATATATCCTTATATTCACATTCTTCTAATCCCTTTAAATCTCTTACATAATTAACATACAGCCACAAGGTAATGTCGACTCTATCTTTTGGTTTTTCCATAAAGATAGGTAGTATATTCATCATTTCTCCCTTATCAGTTTGTTCAACCATTTTAGACATTTGAGAGAAAGTATCTAAACCTCCACTTAAATCAGCTTTTGACATTTGAGATGGATTTAATTTACCACTACTAGCTTGTTCTTTTGCCATACTAGCCCATTCTTTCGCTTCCTTAAATTCGCCTTTAGCTTTTGCCAAACCTTCTTTAACTTTATCTATACAATATTCTCTCAAACACTCTTCATGCATTGTTGTGGTTAATTGAAAACTTGGTCTTAAATCTTGATATTTTTTTTCAAATAATATATATTCTCTATCAGGATATCCGTCTCCAAACTTTTCTTTTAATATTTCTAATTCTTCAATTGATATTTTATTTCTTTTTGTTGGAGTTTTAGTGTTATCTTCTAAAATATCATTAGACTCATTTCCAAAAATGCTATCCTTATATCTAGACCCTTTCAATTGAGGCATTGAATTTGCCATTGTAATATATTTTC